TAGTTCAACGGGATTCCCTAATACGCATGAATTAGGAGAAGCTCCATTAGTAAATTATGTGAAAATATCAGAATTAGCAACATTTAGTGGAGATTTAATTTCAGATGCAAATACTTTTCACAATGGAGGTAGTGGAGCATTTGATTTTACTCCTTATAGTCCTAAACAGTGGTACAGAATGGGTGATGGAACTCCATCAGATTATTCTACATTTCCGTTGATGGCTAACAGGGGAAGTGTGGCAAATGTAGATATGACTATGACCAGTGGCACAATAGGGGAATTTGTGTCAGATGTTCCCTGATGTTAAACATAAATAAATAAATAACGTATATAATTATAAACCTATGGAGGAAATACTTTTCAAACTTTTAGAGCAAACTCCTACTATTATTGCTTTATCTTTGGGTATCTTTGTTCTTTGGAAGGATAAAAAAGAGACTAAAAAGGAGACAATAGCAGAGCGCAAAGCTAGTAGAAAGGAGTTAAAAGATGTTAAAGATGCTCAAGCTTTAGAATTAAAAGAGCTTAATGATTATATTAGGCAGAGAGATCTGGAAACATTGGAAGCTCTGGAGGATGTAGTAACTGCTGTTAGTAGTATAAATAGTTTAATAAATGAAAAATTTAATTAAGGCTATGCCTAAAGTAAAAGTAGATCATTCAAAGTGCTTAGAGGATTTTTGTAAAAAGCAAAAAGAAAGGATCAGCAAGCTAAAAAGTAGAACTAAGGAAAAAAAATAGTCATTGCAACAGGCTTATAAGCAGTGCAGTGGTTAGTCCTACAGTTAATACTCCTCCTCCTACCAGAGAGATAGTGTTTTTTACCTTGAGTTTCTTTTTTTCCTTTTTTAGCATCTCAATATACTCCTTATTTACATCTAAGGCTTTTAATTGCTGCTTTTCTATGTCCTGTAGTAGTAGTATCTGCTCCTTTTGGTTGGTAATTGCTCCATTTTGGCTACTTATAAGATCAAACTGCTTAACAGTTAGCAGATTGCAGGAATCTTTATAGATCATGCACTTATAATTGACCTTTTTTAGCACATCAAAGCTATCTAATCTGTTAGCTACCTGCTCCAGGAGTGATCTAGAAACTGATATTTCTTGACAATCTGCTGATAAGGGCAGCATCTGAGCTATCCCGGTAATTAATAGTAGTATATGTCTCATTTAATCTATTTATTTCTTTGCTGATCTTGTCTAATTTCCTCTTATGGTCAGGAATAGCAAATTTTAAGGAGTCTATTTTGTTGAAAAGTACAGTATTTTCATTGCTTAACTGGTCAAAATCATATTTTAATATGTTGATAGTCTCCTGCATGTCCATCCTGATCTGATTGTAGTTGATATATGGCTCAGGTTTTTTCTTGAATACTATTACCAGGAACAGTATTAATATAATTACAGCCTGAACTATAAAGGCTATGCTAGTGGTAGATAATTTCATTTATACCATCTTTTTAATGCTTTCAAAAACCCATGTAGCTATCCTGTCTCTGCCTGCCTTTGTCATTAGGTACTTTTTGCATTCCTTTTCTGTGTCCATAAAGAAGGATTCAATCAATACGGCAGGCATATTAGTGTTTTTGATTACATAGAAATCTGACTGCTTAATTCCTCTCCAGCGTTCTCCATCAAAAAGAGGGTAGTACAGATCCTGGAAATCTTCTGCCATTGACATAGACTTACTACTGCAATTATTAGATACAAATACTTCACAGCCTGTACCTCCTCCTGCATTGGAATGAATGCTGATATAAAGAGAATTTTGTACTCTATTAGCACGTGTTACACGTTCTTTAAGTGATATATCAATCTGCTCAGGATTAACATCATAATAGGGCATTCTATGGAACTGCATAAGCTCCATTACTCTATCTTTTATCTGTCTGTTACATTCTCCTTCAAAAAGTTGTGATCCATCTTCCCATACCGGAGATCTTTTGCCTTTGGTCTGATAATCTCCATTAATCATTCCTCCATGACCTGCATCTAAGATTATTGTTTTCATATATTGAGTTTATTTATTGTAATATACAAAATTATTGCCATAAATAAAAAACGGACAGCCTAAGAGATAGACTGCCCTAATGAGGCTAATCAGTACGACATGAAAAGGAACCTCATTTTATTGACTGTATTTTTTATGGTATAACTCCGCAACAAGATCCCAGTAGGCTTTTTCCCATCCCTCATAATTGCTGCACACTTGTATTACAATTTCATCCCATATCTCCTGCTCCCTTATGAATTTACTTTTCCAGGTTCTTTTATCGTGTTCAATTCTTTTTAATTCTTTTTTTGCCTCTATAAGCATATCTTTATAAAAATCCATAATCTTAATTTATTAAAGAGTCAATAGGAATCATACTTACTACATAGAAGAAACCATTTTCATCTGTTTTTTGAGTAATAAATTGAACTTTAAAACTACTTTTTGATTGTGTATTATCTTCAGAATAAACAGATATAGAATAAACGTTATCTATTTCAGGCAAAGAATCAGCTTTATCCCAAAATTCTACTATACTTCCAAAAGAAGGATGATGTACATTGAATAATATTCTCATTTTTAAATATTTCATAATCCATTAAATTCATTAATAATACTATCTCTCTGCTTACCTGCCTGGTATATGACCTGAGCCATCTCATCCATCAGCTCCTCATTACGCTCTATCCTGACAATATGCAGGAAGTTCTTAGAGTCTAATAGCCTGGGATCAAAGCTACAGAAGTCTATCCACTTTCTACCTGAGCAGAATAGCTGATGATGTACCTGATAATAGTACTGTTTTGATAGCTTGTATAGATCAGTATCATCTTTTAAAGATAGTACGTTATTTAGATGATTAATGCGGTTATAAGGGCACTTGATCTCTAGCATTCCATCTATACCTATCAATCCATCAGGACTAGATCCTGTATTCTCATCAAAATGAAAAAAACCTCCATTAGTTACCTCCTGATCTGTTACCATCTCATAACAATTAACTGCGTCAGTCTCATGATCTACTCCATGCTGCATAGCACTATTAGTAAAGCTGTCTATCTGTATAGGGTATATGCTTTCTATAGCTTTCTGAGTTATATAGGTATGAGCAGTTTTAGATAGCTCTCCTGCTTTTTTTGCCTTAACAAACAGATTGCAAATGTCTGAAGATGTAAACAGGCCTAATCTTAGATTAAACCAGTCTACAGATCTCTGCTCTATATCTAACCATCTCATACTTTTGTAGTTTTATCCAGTGCTAAAATTGTTTTCTTAGTAGCTGCAGATAGTATGTATTTTTGCTCTACAGCATCAAAATTGCCATCTCTGTTATAAGCAGATAAAGCATGTTTATACATTCCCTTAGGTAATGCTCCTTTCTTTGCAGGAGTGATAGTTTTCATGCTATTACCATCATCATCAGTATCAACACTTATAGCCAAAATAGCAGATATAGCATAGCGTTTAGCATAGGTTATACCTCCTCCTATTTGCTGCAGGTTGTTAGTTCCTTTGTTCCCGGCCATAGGATTAAAGTGCATTCCTGATCCTCTGTATTGTCCTGATTCGTGCATGATAGTAGTGATAAGGTAATCTCCTGCCAGGTCCTGCATTATTGTTAATCCATTTTTGTACAGTAGTGGCCTGACAGTATTCAGGATGTTATCTAGTGATAGATAAGAGTTTCTTAGATGCGGATTCTTTGCATCCTTTTTTAGACTGGCAGCATCAAAGTCTTTAGCAAAGGTAATTAGTGCTTTACTAAGTTTTGTAATATCTGCAGTTTGCCATAAATTAGGCATTGGATAAATCAGTTCCATCTTTTTGTATGTTTAATTTGTTAGTAATTAATTTTTGTACATCCTGTTGATATTGCAGGATTACCTTTTGCTGCTCATACTGATTGTATAAAGCCATTAACCGGGCCTGTTCATCCTTGCTATGCATGGATCTCTCTTTAGGCTGTTTGTTCTCTTGTTTCATCTTTTAGCTGTTTGTTATGTATGTTTATAGCTCTAAAACATGCTTTAGAAAATTCCTCTTCTATGAAATCTATCTGAGATCCTGGAACTAAAGCAAGAGTACCAACAATAGAAGCCATTAATCCTACGTTATCCATTGCCATATCTGTACTTTGTACTATTTTCTCTCTTGATGTTTTGGAGGCTTTTTGAATCTGTATTAATTGATTTTTGATGTATTTTAACTTAGAGCTGCAGGTATGCCTATGCTCTCCTTTTATAAGATTTGAGCTTAGTAGTTCTCTATATGCAAACTCCTGAAGGAGCAAAGAGCAAAATACTATCTTTTTATTTATGAGGTCTGTATCTGCCTGATTCATTTTTTTACTTTTAGACAGTCATTAATATTATCATCCAGTTTGTTAAGCTGATCTACTTCATATCCTGCAGATACTAGTATAGCTTTAGTTCGTTTGTGAGATTTAGCATAATCATCAGCTATATCTTTTTTATCAGAAGAAAGTGATACTACTCCTGTAAGCACATATTCATATTCTACTTCCTGCTGTAGTTTTTTTAGATCTACCATTAGTCTTTGATTTTGTAAATTCATTATAAATATATTTTGATTAGTGTACGAATATCCAGGCATCTCCAAGCTTGCTTATCAATATCAAAAAACTTTTGAATGCTCCAGGATGATTTATTATTAGTGGGAACGTAAGGAATGTCAAATTTAAGAGTACCATAAGCCTCTCTTACTTCTCCTGTACTTTTCTTTGTGAAGTCAAAATGTACCTCTCCTGCTATTAGTCTAGTCTGTAGCTTATACTTTGCCCAAGCAAATATTAAAGCCTCTGAGAAGGTATTAAAATTGTGTTTTACTTTGTGTGCGAGAATCATTACTGCCTTTTTCATGTCATTTGGTTTTGATTATTTAATCCTTTTGTCGTGTTACAAAGATATGTTAACTTTTGATTCTTTGCAAGTTTTTGGCTTTTTTTTTGCATTTTGATATAAAAATACTTAGTTTTGTGTATAGTTATTAATTCACAATCAGCAAAACAATGAGAAAAAAAACCAAAAAAATACTAGCTAAGATGATCAGGGATTACATGTACCATAATAGTATAGTACATCTTCAGGAGAAAAATCCTTTTCCGGTATCCTGGCGGACCATAAGCAGTATTAAAAAAGAGGGGCCTCAGTGCTTTAGTAAAGCTACACAAAGAAAATTATTAGATTTCTTTTGTCTGGCCTATAGATTAGATGGTAGAGATTTTGAAGTAATAGAGCTGCAGCATGAGAACGATCATAGAAATTAAAGGAGTTATTCCTGGCCTTAATGGTAGTGATGGCTTGATCAGGGAACATTGGGGATCAGCTAAAAAGAGGAAAACAAAGTATCAGCTCCTTATCCGGTCCCAGACTAAGAACAGGCATAAGGGATCTGTCAGGATTCAATACATAGGATATAAAAGTATCCTTATGGATTGGGATAATTTTGCTGCATCCTTTAAACATATAGGAGATAGCTTAGTAAATGCTAATGTTATAGTAGATGATAAGCCTAGTATTATAGTAGAATTTCTACCAAAACAGATAAAATGCAAAAGAAAAGAGCAAAAAATAGTAGTTATTATAGAGGATTTAGGCAGTTTTTAGACTATTTGCATAAAAAAGAGTAGAAAGTTTGCAGAAAACTTGCAAAAGCTAATAGTTTTATATTATCTTTGAGTATAGCAATTATGCAAAAGGAATTAAAAAATTAAGATCATGGCACATATTAAAAACAATGATACGGTAAAAATTATTAAAGGAATCAATAAAGGCATAACAGGAATGGTACAAAACCATAGAGTAAATGGCATAGAAATATTTGAAGTTGTATGCGAATTTACTGGAGCTAATTTAGCTTTTAATACAAAAACAATTTTATTCAGTAGTGCAGATGTTGAACTGTTAGAAACCGAAAAAGATTTTGATGAAAATTCATTAGTTCCAGATTATATTAAAATGGATTTTGATAAAAATGGATTGCCAATAATAACAATTAAGTAACTAAAATAATTTTTTAATCATATAATCAAACGACATGCAGCAAGATATTAAAAACTCCGTAATAGTAAACATTGAGCATCTAGGTTTAGGAATAGCCTATGAAATTCAATTCTTAGAAGATGATACCTATGAAACATTTTATGTAGATTATCATGCACTGGCTAATCACTTTGATGAGAACTTTAATACTGATCTGATAGCTAATCTGTCAGATAGCACTATCATTGATATGATAGATGAGGATATAGAATATGAGGAGATGGATTTTTACAGGCTTATAGATGGTTTAATAGTATCTATAGACCATCCGGTTAAAGATGTTAAAAATGATGAGATGACCTTTTATTATTTTGACTATGTAAGAAGGAATAAATTTTCATATGCCTATTATATTCAGCGATGCGCTGATGAGGACAGGAACTTCTTTAGATGGCTGTTTGATGATGAGAGTATAGAGGATCATGGTAAGAATTTACCTTCAAAATATCAGGAGCTGTATAATGAATACCTTTGGGATAATATGACTATGGATAGCAGAATAGACAGCATTCTTACTGTTATTAAAGATAGTGATGATGCAGAGTATTACATGGAATGTAATTATTCAGGAACTCCTGATCACATGAGTATAATAATCAACAAATGAAGGATAAGTATATAATGAAACTCACGCATAACAAATGCAAGAGCTGTTATGATGGATACCTGATCCAAAAGACAGAACATAAATTTTATTGTAGTGGATGCAGGACCAGATACAAAAGAGCAACTAAAGGAGCTTTGATATTGCCTGATACTCCTGCTGTGCATATCCCTATAGATAAAAGTCAAATAGTTATGAAGGCTCCTAAAAAAGAAGATACTCCAAAGCCAAAAACAGATGAAAGTCTAAAAAAAGATCTATGGAGAAAAGCTAAGGACCAGACCTTAAAGGAGTATCAGGAGTATCTCAATGATCCTGGAATAGACATAAATGAAAGGAGTCAGATCAGCGACATGCTTATACAATATCATAGATTTGGATCTGCTCCTCAATTCTCTTTAAGAGCTATAAACTTATACAAATTATATTTAACTCAATTAAACATAGAAAATAATGAAGATAGTACTAAATAATGTGCAGGCGGTTAAGCTGTCTCAGATCCTGGCAAGAGTAAAGGACCAGATAATACAGAAGGGAAAAGAGTCTCTATCAGATCATCTATTAGTAGATGCTATAGATGACTTTTTAGATCAAGTTCCTTTTGCAGATATTTATGATGAGGTTAGGTTAGAGGTATCTATCCTGGAGGAAATCTATAACATAGAAAAAAATAATTAATGACTATCCAGTACTTCTATTATAACCCTAGAGATAAGCAGATCTACTGCATTACTAATAAAGGAGTCTATAGGTTTTATCTATATCATTTTACATCCCTTATTCCTTTTCAATGGGATGGAGGCAGTGACCTGCTAAAAAATCCAAAGATAGAACAAATGTTTATCGGCATAATGCAGGATATGTATGTAGAGAATCCTGAGATCTTTGAGTATGTACAATACACAATCTTCTATACTTACAGAGGAAAGAAAAAAAGTGTTTCATATAACATCTACCTGGAAGCTCTTAAGGCCTGGCAGAAAATGAAGGATTTTTCTATGTATGAAAACATTACTACAAATTTTGATCATAACCTTTAAAAACACTAACCAATGATAAAGACAATCAACATTACCTTAAAAGTATTAATATGTTTCTCAGTAGCATTAATTATCCAGTATGGATTAAGCAGTGCATTTATTCCTGTACCGGAAGCTCCAGTACAAATAAAGGTAGATACAATTGCTGATATAGACTGCGAGGTATATGCCTGTAGAAACGAAGTAGCAGAAGATCATAGATACTCTGATATAGGACTTCCTTTGAAAAGAGAATGGCTTACTAGCAGAGAATGGAAAGGAGATCATATAGCAGAGATTAAAGGCAATACAAAGGAGATCCGGGCAAAGTTTAAAGAATGGAAGAAATGCCACATCATAAAATTCATTGAGTTTATGGCTAAAAGCTGCATAGAGGAGTGCAAAGTATATCCGGATCTTAAGCCATCAGTTATTATAGCTCAGGCAATTTTAGAGAGCAATTTTGCATTATCAAGAATAGCAAAACAAGGGAATAATTATTTCGGCCACAAATACAGAGGTACTAATTCTGCTTTCATAATTGCTATGGATGATTCTCCTACAGACCGCTTTACAGTCTTCACTTCTGTCTGGTATTCACTCAGAAATCACTCTAAGATCATGATGGCAACATACAGAAAAAGGATTAAAGGTAAGCCTACTATGGATGCCTGGCTTAGTGCTTTATGTGGAGGCCTGACAGCTAAACAGAGCAGAGCATGGAGGAAAAAAGGAGGTACTGTATATGCTACCTCCTGCCTTACAGAGGTCTGTTATGCTCAGAAATTAAAGAAAGTAATTAAGGCTTATAACCTGGAAAGATTTGACAAATGAATAATACATCCACAGTAGGAGCATATGATCAGCAGGGTAATCTGGTATTCATTGAGGATGCAGAAAAAAAGAGCATCTATAAGTGTCCGGGATGCAGTGGAGACCTGATACCAGTAAAAGGAAGGATCAATATACACCACTACAGGCATAAGGTAATGATAGACTCCTGTAGTGGTCCTATGACTATGCTGCATAAATTAGCACAGGATATATTATTGAATATGATACATCTGCATATGCCTGCTTTATATTATATGGACCATAAGGTGCATTCTGCTCATAAACTGGCTATAGCAAATGTACAAAAAGAACCATCTTTGGAAGATACCAGGTATAGACCTGATCTTATATGTAACTCATTAGGTAGAGATATATGGATAGAGGTAACGGTAACTAATAAAACCAAAGGAGACAAGCTGCAGTACATCCAGGATAATAATATTCTCTGTATAGAACTGGATCTATCAAAAGTAGATAGGGTAATAAGCAGGGAGGATCTAAGTGTTATCTGTAGATCTCCTAAATATTTAAGCTACCTGAATAATCCAAAGATAGAACAGGGTAAGAAGAAGATAACAGAGCGGAGAGCCAAATTCAATGCTGATGCTGTAAAGAGAGAGGAGTGGAAATATAAGGAAAAAAAACGACAGGACAAGCTTAACAAAATGACCAAAAAAGAGGTCTGGGCATATCTTAGAAAACAAGAAAACAGGGATATTAACACAGAAAAATATATAGATTCTCTGCAGTGGTATCCTGATAAGTTTGGAAGTAAAGAGAGTGAAGTGGACTTCTGGATAGATATATCTGATCATTATGATATACCTTTACCGGATAAATTAAAACATGCTTTTGATTATATTATAAATAAAAATTAAACATACAAAACATGCAGGAATATAACAAAGAACTGGAAAAGAGACAGTTCAAATACAGACTAGAAAAAAAGGATAAAGAGATAAAAAGACTAAAGGAGTTGATGATGTATAGAGCTTTAAAAATATCTAATCTTAATGGTCAATTAAACAAGAAAAGAGATAAAATAGAATACTATAAAAGCAGAATAAAAGATCTGGAATCTAACTACCGGGATCTTATTAATTATAACAGATTTAAAACATGCAAAAAATGAAGTACCAGGAATTTTTAAAAACAAAAAAGCATAAGTTAGGGAGCTTCGGTTTTGAACCTAATTTTATACCAGATATTGCTTTTGACTTTCAAAGAGAGATAATAACAAGAGCAGTAAAAAAGGGTAGGATAGCAATATTTGCGGATACTGGATTAGGTAAGACATTAATACAGTTAGCAATAGCTCAAAATATTGTTAATTATACCAATAAAAAAGTATTAATATTAACTCCTTTAGCTGTAGCGTTTCAGTTTATAAAAGAAGCTGAGAAAATAGGGATAGATGATATTGAATATTCAAGAGATGGCAGCCATACAAAAAAGATAGTAATTTGCAATTATGAAAGATTACATCTATTAGATTGTAATGATTTTGAGGGTATGGTATTAGATGAATCTAGTATACTAAAAAACTTTAAAGGCAAAATAAAAAGCCAGGTTAATACTTTTATTAGGAAGATAAAATATAGATACCTAAGTACTGCTACTCCTAGTCCTAATGATTTTATAGAATTAGGTACAAGCTCTGAGGCTTTAGGGTATATGGGTTATATGGATATGTTAGGAAAGTTTTTTAAAAACAATCAAAACTCTTCAGACTCAAGAAGTAACAATATAGGAGAAAAATTTTACCTAAAGCCTCATGCAGAAGAGGACTTTTTTACATGGGTTAATCAATGGGCAATTATGATTAAAAAACCATCTGATTTAGGATACTCAGATGATAGATATAATCTACCTAATTTGACGATCAATAAACATGAGGTTAAAAATCAATCATTGATAGCTCATGATGGTCAGATATTAATGTTTACTCCTATAGCTAAAACTATGACAGAGGTTAGGCATGAACAAAAACAAACTACTAACCAAAGATGTGAAAAAGCTGTAAAATTAGCTGATAACAAAGTATCTGTTTATTGGGTTAATACTAATTTAGAAAGTAATATAATAAATAAATTAGATAGTGATTCTGTAGAGATATTAGGGAGTATGTCTATAGATAGAAAAGAGGATATACTTATAAATTTTGCTCAGGGGAATATAGACAGAATAATAACTAAAGCTAAAATGACTGGAATGGGTTTAAATTGGCAGCATTGTAATCATTCTGTATTTTTTCCTACATGGAGTTATGAGCAGTATTATCAAGCTATTAGAAGGTTTTGGAGATTTGGACAGGAAAGAGATGTTACTATTGATTTAGTTATATCTGATGGTCAAAAAAGAGTAATAGATGCACTAGATCAAAAAACTAAAAAAGCAATAGAACTATATCAAAAACTATCAGACTCTGTTAATGGAGTTTATGAAAATAAAGTAAGAGAATTTAATCAAAAAATTATTCAACCAAAATTTTAATTAAAATGACAAAACAACAATTAATTACAGATGAATATGCAATCTATAATAGTGATTGCATGGAGATATTACCAACCTTAAAAGATGAGAGCATAGACCTATCTGTTTACTCTCCTCCTTTTGCAGGATTATATAATTATTCAAGCTCTCATAGAGACTTTAGTAATTGTGACAATGAAGAGGAATTTATGAATCAATATGAATTCCTAATAAAGGAGATGTCAAGAGTTACTAAAAAAGGCAGGATAAATTGTGTACATGTTACTGAGGTAGTGCAAAATAATGGATCATCATGGGACTTCCCAAATGAGGTAATAAGAGTACATGAGAAAAATGGATTTTTATATAAAGGTAGGATCACAATATGGAAAGAACCTTTAAAAGTTAGAATGAGGACTATGGTAAAAAGCTTAATGCATAAACTAATAGTAGAAGATGCTACTCAGTGCTTTCCTGCTCAACCTGATTATCTATTGCTATTTAAGAAAAAAGGAGATATAGAAACTCCAGTTACTCATAAGTTTGGTATGGAAGATTATTTTGGAGATACTCCTATATTGCCAAATATATTAAGAGCTTGGAATAATGCAAATAATACCAATTTAGATTCTGAAGAACTTTGGGATCATTTGAATACAGTAAATGAAGATGATAAAATAACAAAGCTAAATCATTATGTATGGCAGCGTTATGCTTCTAGTGTATGGGATGATATACGTATAGATAATGTTCTACCTTTTAGAGACTCTAGAGAGGATGACGATGAGAAACATGTACATCCTCTGCAATTAGATGTTATTGATAGATGTATATCATTATGGTCTAATCCCGGAGAAGTAGTATTAACTCCTTTTATGGGAGTAGGATCAGAGGTTTTTAGTCCTGTATCATTGGGTAGAAAAGCTATAGGAATAGAGCTAAAAGATAGTTATTACAAACAAGCTATTATCAATTTAGACCATGCTAAAAGTAGATTTAAAAATAAAAAAAATCAATATGAATTAAATTTCTGAATAAAAAAAGCCTGATGCTCTAGCAAACATCAGGCTACAGAATACAAATAGTAACAGATTCCTAAATCTATTAAAACCTTTAGTTCAAAGATAAAATAAATACCATTATTTATCAGTATTTCATACTTTTTTTTTACATTTGTTCTCAGTAAATTTATTGGTACAGTTTACTACAACAACTCTGGATACATACTAAAACATATAGATTCAATAGGTCTGTATAAGTAGCTAATAAGGGAGTACATTCAGAGGCTCCATACCAAACTTATAGCTACTTATGCAGGCTTTTTTTTTGCTAATTTTTAGAAGATGATAGGACATATTTCTACAAGCAGGACAATAATGGAGCTGCCATTTTATACAGATGATAAAGCCTTTAAGCTGTTTTATCATTGCCTTATAAAAGCTAATTTTAAACCTAGATACTGGAAAGGAGATCTAATAAAAAGAGGGCAGTTCATAACATCCATATCCAATTTAGCGGATGAATTAGGCTGGTCATTGCAAAGCATAAGAACGTATGTTAGTAAGCTCGAAAAATACAAGGAACTAACAAAGGAGTCAACAATGCAATACACTACCATAACTGTCTGTAACTATGAGGTTTATGCATCTTGCAATAATGAGACTAACGTACCTACTAACATACTGTTAACAAACGAGCAACAGACGAGTAACAGACGAGTAACAACAAGAGAAGAAAGAAAGAAAGAAATAAATAATACTAAAAATGATTTTTTTGATTATTCAAAATTACTGCCTCAGGACATCAATGATGCTTTTGTTAGGCTATACGGAAAAGAAGAGGATCAGGTAGAAGAAATTATCCAACAGTTCAAAACCTTTAGCTGTGGAATATCTCTAGATTCTACCTTTGCCCTGATGCAGATAGCAAAATTTAAAACCATGAACTTTGAAAAGTATAAATACAAAATGCATGATGATAGAAACATAGAAGCATCACTGTTTAAGTTCCTTACCAAAGGATACCAGTATTCCAAGAATAAAAAAACAACATCTCTAAGGAATCAGAACGATTATGAAAAGTATCTTCTGGATTGGGTAATATCATACCAGGGGAAAGAGGATGGTACTTTTAAGTTTAACTATTGGAAAAAAAATAAGGAATTAGATACATGGGTAAAAGGATATAAAAAAAATAAAGAAAATTTATTATCAATACACAAAGAGCATTTTAAAGACTATCCTAACCTTACACTATTTACGTTGTACGATGTGCTGTACCTAAATGTCTGGAATAAATGCTCTAAAACTCCCGGAAGTATTCCTAACACTATCAAGGAATTTAAAGGATGGCTAAAGAGAAATAGCAAAAAGAATAACTACAAAATGAACAAAACACATATGAGAACAAATATTTATGACCATCTAGATAAGCAAAGACTATGAAAGAAACAGCAATACAGCTCCATAAAGCAGGATTCCGAATTATTCCAACTAATAACCCTAAGCTGCCGGATGGTAAAAAGCCTCTGTGTAAGTGGAAAAAATACCAGTTTGAACAATCAGAAAAAGAAGTTATAACCCTATTTAGCAATCCAAACATAGGAGGGATAGCACTGATAACCGGATCAGGGATAGAAGTGATAGATGTAGATCTTAAATATTCCTTAGATCCTAACTTCTTTGAGAAGTTTACAGATGAGCTGATGGATAACCTGGGCCATGAGTGCTACAATAATCTGATATTCACTAAAACCATATCAGGAGGATACCACATAATCTACAAAACCTCTATCTCAGAAGGAAACCAGAAGCTGGCATCAAGGCTAACATTGGATACTGAAAAAAAGAATCAGCATGATAAGACCAGAGTCCTGCTGGAGACAAGAGCAGAAGGTGGATATATTCTTATCCCTCCTGCTCCGGGTTATACCTACCATTCACAAAAAACCATAGAAGACATTAAAAGCATATCAGACTGGGAACGTAACACGATCATAGATGTATGTAGGTTTTTTGATGATACCAATGAGATCTATACCCAGACAAGTCATACTCCTGTAGAGATAGTAGGAAGTCATAAAACAACTATAGAGGCATTCAATGAAGCTCATACTCCTAAAGAGTTTATAGAGATGGCCGGATGGCAGTTTAAGTATACCAGAGGAAACAATTATCACTATGTAAGGCCAGGTAAGAACCTAAAGGAGGGGACCGGAGCATGCTACAATGAAGAAAAAAGACTTTTGTATATCTTTACATCCTCCTCAGAGTTTGATCCTGGAAAAGCATACAATGCATTCCAAACTTATGCCTATCTGGAGCATAATGGAGACTATAAAAAAGCTGCTAAAGTCCTCTATAACCTCAATTATGGAGACAGATTAAGCAAAAACAGAGATACATACCTGGATAAACTTACTGCCCTGACATCTACCAACCAGGCACAAAAGGAAAAAGCATCCAATGAGGACAAAATGCAGCAGATATTTAATACTAGATTCTCTATTAAGAATGTTCCTGACAAGATAGAGCATATCCTGACAGTGAAAAACTTTGATACTGAAGATATTATCCCATTTGGAGCATTCGGAGATTGGATAACCATCGTAGGAGCAGCAAAGAGTAGAAAATCCGCTCTATCCAATTCCATAGCAGCATCATTATTGTCTGATGGTATGCAGTCTGTTCTAAACTTTTCAGGAATGATCAAGGGCAGGAATATGATAGTCATAGATACAGAGCAAAACGCTCCTGACTACTACACATCACAGAAACAGATATACAAACAAGCAGCAGTAGAAACAGGAATAGATCCTGAAAACTTCTACTCTTTTTGCCTGACAGATTGCAGAATATCAGAAAGACTGGAGTTTGTAGAGTATGTAATGAACAAAGTAGGAGATGTAGGAGTATTAGTGCTTGATGGAATAGTGGACATCTGTGAAGATTACAACGATCAGAGGCTCAGCAGAAAACTGATAGACCATCTGAAAGTACTTACTGCCAGGCATAATACGCTATTCATTCCAGTGCTGCATAATGCCAGGTCTACAGGATCTGCCAGAGGACATCTTGGAACAGAACTGATAAACAAATCTAAAGCAGTGATCAAGGTAGCTAAGGAAAAAGATGCTAACTACTCTGTGATCTCATTTGAATATATCAGAGGATCTCATGAACCTCCACAGTTTAAATTTGAGCATGATCAGGATGGTCAGCTTGTTATCATAAATGAATTATAAAAAAAACAAATTATTTTATTAACTTACAGATCCATAAATAACTATTATGACAGAAAATCAAAAAGAACTATCATTAACCCTAAGGAATATTAGCATCAAAGAGGATAAATATGGACATCACATAATAATAAAACAAGTAGGAGTTTATCAAGATGGAAAATTTATTAAAAATGCTAAGATAAATCAGGCTTTAATAGAGCAGATAAAGAAAGGAAAAATCATTTTTAACCATTAAACATACAAACAATGGAACTACAAATAAAAGCAAAATTAGTGCAGAAATTTCCTGCTACTACACATGGAGAAACATTTAAAAAGATGGAATTTATTATTGAAATAGATGATAAATATCCTCAAACTGTGAAAATGGAAGTCCATAACGACAACATATCCACAATAGAATCTCTTCCGGAGGGAACTATAGCAAACTGGCATTTTAACCTAAGAGGTAGAAAGTGGACCAATCCGGAAACTAAAAAAGTAGTTTTCTTTAATTCTCTGGTAGTATGGAGAGCAGAAGTAGTAGAAACTGATCTAGTAGAGCTTAATGATGATGATAATCTATCATTACCTTTGCCATTAAAAACCTCTGAAGTAACAGATGATCTTCCATTTTAAAACCATGATTAAAGACATGATACAAGACCTAAAAGATAAACTAGAAAGAGAAAAGTCTAAGAATAAAGTACTTTTACAGATCCTGGAAGATACTCAAAAATGTATAACAAATGGAAAAAAGTTCTTAGAGGAGAATCCTGTAATAATAGCTAAAGTGTATGATCCATACAAAAGACAAGAGCAACATGAATAAATATAGTTTTTTTATATTTGTGTGTTAAAATAGTTTTTTATATATTATCAGCATGCTAATATACCTAAACTCAGGGCATGAAATACCAGTAGGGGCAAAAATAGAAGTACCTAACATGATGGTTTTATTCCAGGAACTAATACACGCTGTAACAGAAGCTACCTTAGATAAAAAAAAAGATAGTGAAGCTTATACCTATGCTGCTATAATTGATGAACCTCTGCATGATCCTTTAGTGCAAAAACAGATAGATGCTGTATATGTGCCTAATCCGTTAGGACTGTATCCTGCTAACAATAAAGGAGGATTGATATATAATGATTTTATAAAGGCAATAACCAATGTTAGATCATCAATGCAGGTATTTATGGTTGATAGAATCCTGGATCAGATCAGAGATATAGGATTTAGTGGAGTTTGGGTATTTGATGATCACAAAAGGCAGGTAATAACACTAAAACCATTTAATGCACTGATAATAAAAGAGATAAAATAATGCTATTTAATATAATATTTGTCCTGGCATGTTTCTATATTGGATTCAAAATAGGAAATTACATGATCAAAAAATACAAAAAAAATGGTAACAACTCCTAAAGATAGATTCTGTAAAAAAGCATACCAACTATCAAAACTAGTAAAACCTGTAATAGGATGCAAATGGTATAAGTTCTATAATCAGCAACAAAAAGATATTCTATTGGATATTTGCTATATGCCTGAGGACCTGATAGAGTTCCTTTTGATAGACAAATTTACCTGCCTGGAAGATTATTTAGGTAGCATAGACATATTTTTTATACTTGAATGCAAAACATTTGAATACAAAAACCCGTTAAACTATGAGATAGGCAACATGCAACAGATCACTAAGCAAATGTATCTGCAGCATGATTACCTTGATATTAGATTAAAGCTAGGTATTAATTAACTTCCGTACAAAAACGGAAAACAACGGTTATGAGGGATAATAACGGTAGATTTACATCAGGCAATACAGGAAGGCCATTAGGATCTAAAAACAAAGACCTGTCAGTATTCAAAACTGCTCTAAAATCTGGACTAATAGAAAGATTAGGAGACTTCTTTCAATGGCTTGATAGTCCTGATCTGTCAGAAAAGGAAAAGATAGCAAGTTACCTAAAAGCATTAGAGTTTGTACTTCCTAAGCAGCAAAAGATAGAGCTTGATGCAGACCTACATACTAACCTGATCAAGGTAGAATTTACTCCTACTAATGTACTCCCGGTACATAGTGAAACAGACTACCTAGATGATTAATCCTTTTCCTATATCTCCTGTATTTGAATGGAACTACAAAAGCAACAGTCCAGTAAATGTCAATCAGGGAGGTACATCTTCCGGAAAAACTTATAGTATTCTGCAGGTACTACTATGCAAAGCTGCAGAGCAATCTAACCAGATCATCACTGTAGTAGGCCAGGATATACCTAATTTAAAAGCAGGAGCAATGAGGGATATAGAGAGCATCCTTAATGATCCTTTCTTTAGGTCCATGATCAGAAGCACTAACAAAACAGATAGGATATATACGCTGAATAATGGAACAGTGATAGAATTTAAGAGCTTTGAAGATGAGCAGGATGCTAAGAGTGGTAAAAGAGATTACCTGTTTTTAAATGAGGCTAATGGTATTCCTTACAGCGTATACGATCAGCTACAACTAAGGACCACAAAGCAGATCTACCTTGACTATAATCCTACTTCTCCTTTTTGGGTACATGATAAGCTGATAGGATACAACAAAACAAAGCTATTTATATCTACATACAAAGATAATCCTTTTTTAAAAGACTCAATCAGAAGGAAGATAGAAGCTCTGCAGTATTCTGATCCTATGAAGTGGAAGGTATACGGACTAGGGCAAACTGGCAGAGTGCAGGGTACTATATTTTCAGGGATTAACTGGATACCTGAGCTACCTATAGAGGGCAAACGTGAGGCTTATGGTATGGATTTTGGCTACTCAAATGATCCTACTACCCTAGTTAGAATTGTTTTAGATCAGGGAAAACTATACGGCAAATTACTGCTATATGAGACAGGACTAACTAACCAGGATATAGCTCAGGAGTTTAAAAGGCTAGGTATAAGATCAGGATTAAGGACCGGATCTATAGTGATGGCAGATAGTGCAGAACCTAAGTCTATCAAGGAGCTAAGGAATCTGGACTACCGGGTAAAAGGATGCAAAAAAGGTAGTGATTCTATCCGGGCAGGGATAGACTGCCTGAAAAGTTATGGACAATTAAATCTAGTTTCTAATGAATTATGGAAACAAGAGCAGCAAAAATACGTATGGAGTATAGATCGTAAGGATGGAACAGCAAAAAATAAACCTGTAGATAAATTTAATCATATTTGGGATGCTTTCAGATATGGAGAGCAAGGTATTAGAAAAAACAAATTAAATTTAGTATCTTACGGACATTAACAATCTAATATATGGCATTTGTATTACAGGCATCTCAATTTGTAACAGGACTACAGAGTCAAACAGCTCTATTATTACAATCGTTGAGACAAATAGCGTTAGTTAGTCCGTTTAATATCCCTGATGTTAAGACAGCATTAGAGCTTAGTCAGATAACAACATTTAGTACATCAGGTTTTGATCAGTTTCTTTTGCAGATGTATAGCCTGGATCTGGACTATGCTAGTTTGACAGCAGCAGAGATAACGATCTTAAATGTTATGCGGGATTACTTAGATCCTGCTCCTGCTCTAAATTGTTGTGGTACTGATACTCCTGCTGCAGCAAATACTACAGAGTCATTTAATGCTAGAGTAGGTACTGCAAGTTTTGAGAAAGAGGCTAAAATGGATCTATTAGATACGGTAACATGTGATGTATTTAATATAGAATTATCCTTAGCTCCTCTTGGTTTAGCTCCTGCATTAGTAGCTAGTCCGGTAACACTTGGATCATTAGGATGCGTAGGAGGGGTATCAGTTTATAGCAAACTTTGGATAGACTTTGTGGCAGATCCTGCTACTCATTCATATGATCTAATATATGACTTCAAAGATTCCGTAGGGGCGAGTCTTGGAACAGTTGTAACTTTTGTAACTTTTTAATTATTAAACTATGAATTTATTAAATTCTTTTTTGTTGGACTGCTGCCCATTGGCTACAGCTCTGACTGACATTCCTGCAAGTACCTGCCCTGAAAATATGGGACAAATACAGCGTTATTGGTTTGTACGTAGAGGCTCAGTTATTTGGGATATAGCTACTCCTGCAAATAATATTCCTGCTACTATCACAGGTAATGCAGCTACTGTAGTGGCAGGATGGACTATACTTTTTGCTGCAGCAGATGATACGCATGTAGTAACATCTCCATTAATAGGAGGAGATTCAGTAATAGAAGCAGGTAGTGTAGTTAGCCAGGGAGGAGGAGACAATTCTACTCTATCCGGATCTACTCTGATCAATGGCATTAATCCTGCTACTGGTAAAGCTCGCTTTGATTCTCTTACAGGCGCACAAATTGCTGCTATGAGGCTGTTAGTTTGTGAAGGAGCTAATATGGAGGTCTACATGATCAATCAGCAAGGTCTAATATGGGGCCAAAGAGTAGGAGATCTGTTTACTGGCTTTGACTGTGAAAATGTAGTTATAGAAACTATGACTAATAACGGTTTTGGAACTAGAGATAATAATAATCTAACATTCCAACTACCTTATGACTATGATGAAACAAAAGGATCTATTGCTCCTACAGATTTCAATGCTTTAACTGTATAAGTATGGCTGATACACTAGTCCAACTAAAAACAAAGACAGGAGCATGTACTAAATTAACTTTGGTACATGCTCAGGCTGTTTTACAACTACAGGCAAAGCAAGGTAGGGAAGATTGGGAGCTTGTTTCTAAAAAATATCAATTTGTAGACAATGTTATTAAGCGAAAGTCAACTAATAAAGCTAGTAAAAAGTCAGAAAAGGAGTGAAGTAGGACATATGCTAGACTATGAAAGTAGGCTAAAAGTAATGTCTGAACCTTTATTCTTTAGTGAGCTTGAATCAGAGGCCGGATGGTCTGAGATCAAGAGAGCTATTAGAAATAGTGTAACTCAGGAAAAGTATAACAGAGTATTAAACTACTTTAGTTATCCTTTAGCTATTGTATCTATATCAGATGATATATTAGGGGATCTTAACAGAGTTTTTAATGGCAGGAATGCAAATTTTAGCGTACAATATCCCAATAAAAGAGCAGAAGCTCAGGCAAATGAGCTGCTTTTGTACCTGAATACAAGAGGATACATAGAAAAAGTAGGTAGGAGAGCATTCAAGTGTAAACCTCAGACCATAGTAGTAGTAGATAAGGATGCAGATGGAATACCTTACTATGTTACTGTAGAGGCTGATAAGCTGATAGGGTATAAATTATCACAGTGTAAGAGTCATTTTAAGTATATTATCTTCGATCATTCTCATGGAGTAGATGAGTTAGGGAAGTACTATAGAGTAGCTTTTTATGATGATGAGTTCTATAGAGTTTTAGAGGTCAGGGATAAAAAATATACTTTGATCCTGGAGAATCCTCACAATCTAGGGTACTGTCCTGCCCGGTGGTTTATAGATGAGCCATTGAATACTACAGATGATGTTAAGCGTTATGCTCCATTATCTGCAGTACTGGGTAGCATGAGTGAGTGGCAGCAGTTCCATGCTTATAGCTATTATGCTGAGCATTATGGAGTATTCCCGGTAGTGGAATATGCTGCAGCAGTATGTGAGGATGATCATTGTGTTAATGGCCTGGTTAGTGTTCCATTGGATAATGGAGAGATGTCTACTCCTACAAACTGTCCTACCTGCTCATCTAATAAGTTTAGTGGAGCAGGTACAGCTATCCAGATCAATCCAAAGATAGACAATGAGGAGAATGATGTTAGTGGTTACTTCCGTTTTATATCTCCTCCTACTGCTAATTTGGACTTTGAGCAAAAGAAACAGGACCAAAGAGAGAACTTTATAAAGGTAAATACTACAGGATTCAATGATCTGATCAATAAGGAAGCAGTTAATGAGGATCAGGTAAGGTCATTAATGGAGGATAGAAAAAAGCCTCTGTTAAGGTTAGCAGGGATCTGTAATAGATTGCATAAGTGGTTAATTAAAACTGCTGTAAAGTTAGCAATAGATACTACAGTTAAGGTCCATGCTAACTATGGTACTGAATGGTTTTTATTAACAGAGGCACAACTACAACAGCTATTTGTAGGAGCAAAAACTGCCGGGATGCCTGAGTCTGAGATAGATCAGATATATAAGCTGCTGATAGAAACAAAATATAAGGGAGATCCTCAGACAGTACAAAAGCTAATGATAGAAAATAATCTTAATCCATCTCCATATTATACTCTGGAAGAGTGCTATAAAAAAGCAGAGCAGGGAGTAATGTTAGATCATGACTTATATATTAAAGCAAATTTTATTAAGTTTGTATCTAAGTTTGAGCGTGAAAACGGATCATTAGTAGAATTTGGATCAGATATTACCTTTGAGCAAAAAATAGAAATTATTTATAATACTTTTTTAAACTATGTAAAAGATGAAACAGCACAAAATGATAGCAGGGAATCTATCCAAGAGCAAGGAACTAACTCAAGTGATCAATCAGTTTCCTAATCATCAATTCCCTACAGACATTCCTGAACATAACCAAACAGCTTATAACTTTATAGGCATTAGAGTTAAGCAAGGAAAAGGATTAAGCCAGGAACTACAGATACATCAGTTCTGCAAGTCTAGTGCAGCATGGGAAGCTCTGTCAGAAGAATTCAAAACTCCTCAATATATGGGTAATTATACTCAGGTTATTATGATCCATAACCCGGAGATAAAGCCAAAAAGAAAGGCTAAGCCAAAGGTTAAAAAGCCAATAATAGAAGAAACTAAATAATTAACAAAACATAATAGTGACGTTATGGAAGATCAATTTAAAGAGAATTTAAGCACAGATCCTAAGCTACAAGCTCAGGTCCTGGACATTTTAAAGAGTACAGAAGTAGGTAAGGCATATGCTAAGACAATAGCTCAAAATTATTTTGATGAGAATATAAGCTCTGAACACAAGAAGATCTATGATTATATGGACAATGCTCTGCAGGTATCAGGACTAGAGAAGCCTGCAGGAGTAAAGACTTCTGAATGGGCAAAGATGATAGCTAATCAGAATAAGGAACTACAGGAAAAGATCAATACTTTAAATAGTAACTCTAATCCTAATGAGACATTAAAAAAACTGGAAGAGCTAAAAGCAAAACACATAAAAGAAAAGACAGAGTTAACAAATGCTGCACAAAGTCAAATTAAGGAGAGGGAGCAGATAATAAATACTTTAAAAGATAAAGAGAAAAGTCTTTTAAGAAACTCAGAAATGCAAAAAGTAATTAGTACTATGGATTTTAATAAGGGATTGGATGAATCTCTTATTAGTGATATATTAACCTTAAAAACTCAGGTACTTATAGCTAATAGCAGTGAGGAAGATGGTAAGGTTATATGGAATAAATCTGATGGTACTCCTTACAAAGATGGTATAATGAATGCCTCTTTAGAGTTTGTATTACAGCAGGAGTTACAATCAATTATAAATAAGAATGCTGCAGGAGGTGGAGCAGGGAACGCTCCTACCAATAACGGCGATTATAACGGATCTCAGGTTATCATATCTGAATCTACTTTTAAAACTCAGGAACAATTTTTAATTGAGTTTGACAAAATAGCACAAAGGAAGGGAATACCTAAGGGCGAAAATTATGATAAATTATATTGGGAAGCATTTGAGAGGTACAGCATAAAGACCTTAAAAGAATACTAACCATACAAATACTTTAAAAAATGAGTATAGTAAATTTAAGACGGCAGAATGCCAGAGGATCATATCCTTCTGATCTGGATCGTCAACAGTTAAGACAGCAAGAATATGGATTCTTAGACCTTGCTGCAAGATCAACATCAGGATTAATTACACAGGCTAACCAGGAGACTATCTGGTATTCATGGGGAGCTCCTGCTGTACAGATTCCTGTATTTTCTAAGAACGTAGTAGGTGCTACTGTAGGCAGTATGACATGTGCATTCCCTGTAGAGGATGCTCTGGCTGCCTTAGTTAATGTTACCTTTGTAAAAGCATATACAGGCTTCAGAGTTATACCAAGATTAACGGATCAATCAGGCATAGTAGATGAGGCTCAGGATTTCATGCGCCAGTACACAGATGCAGAGTTATCACTGGCTACCTACCTGGAGACTCAAGTATATAACACAGTAGATGCTGCTGTAGCTACTACATATAATTCAGCTTTTGTGGGAGCAGCAGCACGTTATCCATTATTGGCTAATGCATTGCAGGTAGCAGTGGCACAGCAACCATTTTTCTTTAATGATGCCAAGTCTATCATGATGGCCGATGATTTCAGCAGGTCAGGACTTACAGTAATTGGAGATGCTCAGTTGCCTTCTTATGTAAATCAATATGTTAATCAGGGATCTGGTAATAATCAGAACACTGCAGCACAATTTAATGGATTTACATTCGGGTATTCACGCACTACTACTACATCTGCTGCTGCAGTTTCTACAGGCTACGTTATGCCTGAGGGATCTTTGGCAGTTATTTCTAGAGTTTCTCCTGATGCTCAATTCAACAGGTCAAGCGAATCAGGAATTAGATGGACTGTAGAAAAGTCGGAGCTACTTGGAGGTCTGGATATGGAAATGATGATCAAGGATGAGTGTGCTGATATGAGTCTGGTAACAGGTAACGGAGATGATACCAATACCTTAGTAAGAAGTTATCAATTAGGTATTAATGCTGCGATCATTACTCCTTACAATACTGGAACTAATGGAGGTATCAAGAAATTTGATTATCTACCATAGAGTTAATTGATTTTTGTATGTTTAATAGGTGGGGAAGTAGTTCTCTTGCTACTTCCCTTTTTTAAAAAATAATTATGTTTGATAACCGAGTAATAGCAGAGTTAAAGAAGGTTGTAGGATGGAAAGATCATTGGGACCTGACAGAGATTCCTGCTCTATCTGCAGCATTAACTACTACTGAATCCGGGCAACATTACCAGGATTATCATCCATCTGTCAGACTGGACTATATCCAGGCACTACTACCTAGTAATTATCCATTAGCTACTTTTTTAGATGATATAGAATCCTCTGCCATCAATCAGATGTTAGAGAAGATGATAACACAAAAAAAGCTGAATAATGCAGGTATGGACCTGGCTAGGAATGATCTTATCTATGATAATATTCTCAAGGATAAACCTATCATTAATGAGAGCAGATTTGTAGGAGTGGAGTTTTCTTTAAATTCTGATTCCATTGGATTAAGGGCTATGATCCATCGGATAGGATTATATCTTACAGTAGCGCAGCCTTCCTTAAAATTACATTTATTTAATAGTTTGCAAAGCAGCGAAGTTGCATATTATACATTTACAAGTACTAGTGCTGATGTCTTTACTTGGTTAGATCAGATAATTAATATAGACTATTCAGATGGTAGTGATAACTCCGGAGCAGTCTGGTATTTTGGGTATTACCAGCATGATCTTGTAGGCCAGGCTATACAATATGATTCTCTGAACTGGAAAAATGGATATTGCCGTACATGTGATGGAGGCAACAGATCCACAAAATATAATTCTATAAGCAGGTATATTACTATGTCTCCATTTTATATTCCTGCTGCTAGTGTTCCTACAGTGGGAATTATGTTTGATACTGATGATATGGTCTATACTTATAATAATAATTATGGATTCAATTTTAATATTTCAATTGTATGCAATCTTACTCAGTTTTGGATAGACAATAGATTAACTATGACTAATGCAATAGGGAAAATAGTAGCATTAAAGGTACTGCAGATGATGAAGGCCAGTAGTCAGGTATCAGCTATTGAGCAGAATGTACAGATAAACATCATCCGGGATCTGGAAGGAGACAGTGATACTAGGCAAGTACCATTTTGGGCGCAGGTAGAGAGGGCAGTTAAAACAACTAATTTAGATCAGGCAAATGTTAATACTACATGTGTTCCATGTGCTAGAAAAGGAGCAATATATGGGGCTGTATAATGGCAATAGATACTACTATATTAGACAATTTACAACAAACTGTATTAACACTACAGCAAAGCATAAACCTATCAATACAGCAATCTATCAACAGCAATCAGGAAAGGATAAAGGAGCTACAGACTCAGGAGCAAATGTATCAGGGCATGGATTCAAAAGGGATAGATATAAAACCTGCTTATGCTGATTCTACAATTAAGATAAAGAGAAGAAAAGGACAGCCTACAGATAGAGTTACACTGTTTGATAAAGGAGATTTTTATAACTCTTTAGAGGTCGTAGCAGGAAAAAGTGACATGATCATTAGGACAGTAATTAGCTATTCTGTTTATATTGTAGCAAAGTATCAGGATGTATTAGGTCTGGATCAGGAGAGTTGGACTAAGTTCCTGGATCAATATACTATACCAATTATTAAAAATAACTTTGATGATATTATTACAAAATCCTAGCATACCTGTAGCTACTAATGCTATAGAAATAGATGCAGCTATCATTGATATACAAAGTCATTTAGATAGTGGATTGTTATGGCTGACTAATGGATATGGCCGGGCATATAAGAATGTAGATTCTACTCAAGGCAATACAGTATATTATCCTGAGGTATATTTAGGTACTCAAAACAACAGCCAGAGATATACTAATATTTCTCCTGACAATGATAAGCAAGGGCAATGTTTTTTCTTTGTCACAAAAGAAACTATATCACAGTTTCAGCCTGGTATGTATTCTTTCCTGACTTATGATACTGCTATAATATTCTCAGTAAACTTAGAGCTAATTAATTCTGCTTTGTTAGGTACAGAGATCTATCAGCAGATCTTAGTGGCTCAGGTCCGGGATGTACTGACCAGGCAGTTATTAGGTAGCTCCTATCAGCTAAAGATCAATTCTGTAGATCTGCTTTTTGATAATGTCTTTAGTGAGTTTGATCTAAAGGATGCTGCTCAATTAGAAAAAGCTCCTTTGTCACATTTTAGATTTAATTGCAGTATTACACTACCTGAGGCCTGCCCTGTTCCATCTTTGGGAGTTTGTCTGATAGGATCTACTTATTCTACTCCTTTTGATGGAGTAAATAGTTATATAATAACAAAGGATGCTTTGAGTGTTTATGATTTAGAGGGTAATCAAAAATTTAGCTTTTCTTTTTATATTAAGCCAGATGTAATGCAGGATGGAGATGTGATCAATAAGTTTACTGCTGCATCACCTACTGTTGCAAGTGGTTACTTTGTTAGAATGACTGCAGCAGGCAATATAAGGGTAGTATTAATGGCAGATAATATATCAGATAAAATAGATATAAGCTCAGTAGGTACAGTATCTTCTGGAGTATGGTCGCATGTTGTTGTTACTAATGATGGAAGTCAAACGGCAGCAGGGATAAAAATATACATAAACAAGGTAGTACAAACTACGACTATTGCCTTTGATGGATTATCAAGTCCTATAAATAATGCAGGGGAGATATTAAAAATAGGTGCTAATACTGGAAATTCCAGATACTTCTCAGGGTTAATAGATGATGTAAAAATATGGAATATTGAATTAACAGCAGATCAAAGCAGTTGTCCTACATCATTTGCTGCAACTTCTTTAGTTTTTTATAATAAGATGGGAGAGGGATCATTATTTGGATTTAGCAATAGACATTATCCTGATGAAACAGGGCTTTCAAATGGTTATTCATCACAGAACATGAGTGTAGCAGATATATCAACAGATACAATTAATTAAAAATGGAAACCAGATATTTTATAATAGATGCAAATGATCCAAACATAGAGGATATTTTTGCAGTAGTGGTAGGTCAAAGCTCATCACAAAGATATTCTATTGATGGTCTTAAAGTTGTTGTAAAGCTAAAGCAGGGAGATACAAGTGATTATCCTTTTTTATCACAATATGACGAGTATGATCATGTGCAGATCTTAGAGCAGTTAAATAATTCAGAATGGCAATCTTTTTAATACAATTTGTTCCGTTTTTTTTGGTTTTTTGGTGGCTAATGCTTATCATATATAAAATTAATCTACCTCAAAAGTTATACAATAGATTCAAATACAAATTTATTGATAAGCTTACTTCCTGCGAGTTTTGCATGGAATCTCATTTAGCCTGCCTTTTAGCTATTCCTTTAGCACTTTATTACCTGAATCCTAAACTATTATTATTTGGCATTATGTCAGCATCACTATCAAACATACTAAAAAGATGATCAAGTTATCCAAGAAAAAAGTAGAGGTTATATTTTTTGACAGCATAGAGGAGATGCCTCATAGAAGATACATGAAATTTAATAAGGAGATGATGAGAGCAAACGAGGTAGGCAATACTGTAGCTGACATGATGAAAAGAGTAGACCGGGCAATGTCATTTATAGGGGCAAAGGAGAACGATAAAGCCATGAAGGAGCTGAGCAATGCAAAGATGAGCTACAGTTATGCTCAGAATCAGCTAGAACCTAAAGGACTAGCATTAGCTGCTATGGTAAAGAGCATTAACGGAGTGCAGAAGGATGATATTACTACATCAGGACTGCAGGATACATTATCTTTCCTGCAGGATATAGGAATCACTAAAAAAGAGCTAGATGATACATCCGGAAGTATAAAAAAAAAGTTGAGAGGGAGCTTAAAATTTTCTTTCCTCTCCAATTTGAAGGACAAAATATCATCTATAACCAAGCATTAATTAAGAAGTTAGATAGTCAGTTGGCAGTAATAATTGAGGGAGATAAAGCACTGGACAAGAATCAAATAGCAACCAATGAACTGTTAAGGCTAATAAATCCTAACTACTGGAATCTGAATATAGACAAAAATGCAGAAAAGGATATAGAATTGGGTTTTGAGGAGTTCATGTTAACAGTAAAAGAGCATACTACTGAGGACCTGGACAACATAACTACATTTAGATTCTATTCTCTTTTGGATTACATAAAAAAGAAACAAAATGGCAGATAGTATAATTTCATATGAGGATCTGATAGGCCAGGATGATACATTTGATGTTATCTTCCAGAATATAGACCAACTAAAGAAGGAATTAGTAGAGTTAGCTCAGATGCAAAAGAGTCAACTAGGCCTAATTAATCCTAATGATGAGGAAGCAGTAAGGAATGCTACTAAGGAAGTGCAGAACCTTACCAATGCCATGAAAAAGCTAGAAACTGAGGAGAAAAAAGCACAAAAGACTAAGAAAAAATCCAATGATCTTACCAATGAGGAGCTAATAGCCAGAGAAAAGCAGAAGATAGCCAATAGGGAACGCATTCAGGTAGCTAAACAGATGGCTATACTGCAAAGTAAGGAGTCCGGAGAGATAGAAAAGCTCAGAGCAAAGCTATCATTAACTACTTTGCAGTGGAAAAAGCTAACTAAAGAGGAGTTAAACAATACTAAGAAGGGCAAAAACCTTATTAAAACAAAAAAAGACCTTACTAATCAGCTCAAAAAGTTAGAGAAACAGACAGGAGATAACAGAAGGAATGTAGGTAATTATACTGCAGCACTAGGGAAGATGGGTAAGATGGCTGCAGGTATCTTTATAGGTCGGGGACTGGCTCAGGGGATCAGGAAGATGGGCGCTGCATTGGGAAAGCTAGTAGAAAAGAACAAAGATAGCTCAGCATCTGCCAAATCACTATCAGAATCATTTGAGAAAGTAGGTACTATCCTGGAGAAGTTAGGACTGTTTGTTATAGAAGTAATAGCAGGACCATTACAGGCTCTTATTAGTGGCTTTCAAACCTTTGCAAGTGCAGTATTAGGAATAGATCTTAGTGCTAAGAAGGCTAGTGAGGGAGTTCGAGAGCTACAAATTGAATTTAATGCAGAGATAGAAACATTAAAAAGAGGCAATTTATCCAATGAAGCCAGGAAGCAGTTAATAGATGATATAAACAAAAAATATAAGGATTATCTTCCAAATTTATTAACAGAGAAGTCTACACTTGATGAGATTACTGCAGCTCAGAATAGTGCAAATGCAGCAATGGAAAAGAAAATCTTGCTATTAGCTAGTGAGGAGATGATGGTAGATATAACAAAGAAAAGATTAGAGTTAACGAGGGAGCAGATAGGATTAGAGCAAACGGCAAATAAAACTACTGCAGAAGCAACAAAACAAAATGATAGATTAGCTGCTGCTATGGAGGGGGCAGATGTTAGAATGCAGGAAGCAGGAATAACTGCCCAAAGAAATGCTGCAGATGCTAATAATTCAGCACAAACAGCATTAAGATTAAATAAAGAGAAATTAGCACAACTAGATGAGGAGAAAAAATCTATAAAAGATATATTAGCAGCTCAGGGATTATCTTCTAAGGACTTCTTGGGACTTGAAAAAAAGAAAACGGAGGCAGCAAAGAAAACAAGGAAAGCTGCAGCCAAAGTATACAAAGATAATGAAGCACAAAGGATAGCAGCAGTAGAATCATTACAGGCTAAGATAGAAAAATTAGAGGCATCAAATGAGGAGGACAAAACAGAAAGACTATTAGCTTTAGAAGATGTTAGATTTCAGGCATTACAGAGGCAAAGAAAGAAGGATTTTGAGAAGTTTAAGCAATTATTGATTGATCAGGAAGCTAATGAATTGGCTTTTTATGGGGAGGGTAGTGCTGAGTTAATAGCGTTCCAGAAGTTTGCAGGGGAGGAATTATTAAGAGTAGAGGCAATAACTCAGAAGCTATCAGAGGAGCAGCTACAGGCATCTGAGAATAAAAAGCTACAGATAATAAAAACTGCAAACGATAAAAGAGAGGCAGCAGCTACAAAAACAGTTAAAAAAGCTCAGAATATTGTTAAAAAACAGACAGCAAAAGATGAAAAGCTGATCTTAGATAGCATTAAGCAAATAGATGGAGAGCAGGAAAAAGCAGATAAAAATAAAGAGGAGAGATTGAAAAAGAAGGCAGATATGGAAAAACAGTTAATGGAAGGAATACAACAAACTGCAGAAAAAGTAGGAGCTGCAATAGTGGATACATTTAACAAACAGGCAGAAGGAGCAGCATCATTAGTAGAGCAGCAATCTGCAGCAGTAGAAACACAAAGAGAAAGAGCAGAACAAGGGTTATCTAATACTCTGAAGTTTGAGCAGGAACAATTAGCACAAAGGGAAGCAGAAAGAATCAGAGCAGAGAAGAAAGCTAAGCAGGCTGCAGAGTTAGTAGCACTGTTTAATTTAGTTAGTGCTTATGCTGCCTCAGGAGATTCTAATGCTTTAGCCAGAGGCTTGGTGGACTGGAGCTTACTAAAGGCATTAAGTGAGGGATTCGAAGAGGGAGGATATACAGGCTCAGGATCTTCCAATTCAGACGTAGCAGGATTGGTCCATAAGAATGAATATGTAGTTACTGCAGATGATGTAAAAAGATATGGTCTTACAGGAAGAGCAGGAGGAGACTTTGGAGAGGCCATGAGTGATTACTTCTATTCTCCTCTGCAGCGTAATATGTACCTGGATCAGAAAGGTAGGTTTAATGATGGCCTAAATAGTCCTGCTAATACTTTCAGCAGATTAGAAAATGAGGTCCGGGCAATGCGTAGAGCTTTTGAGGATATGCCTAAAAATGACTTTGATATTATGCAGATGACTGATTACTTTGTAGAGATCAGCAAAAGAGTTACAAGCAATAGAATGACTAATATAAGTAAACAGAGAAAAAGATTATAATGGCTGATATTAGGCACTATAGGAATGGAGTATTAGTTAATCCCAGAGACTTTGATCAGGCTAAGATTACTATGGATTGGGCAGGCAAAAAAGAGGCTGCCAATATTACTATCAATAGCATCAAGTTAGTAGCTGAGGAAGGCCAGGCATTAAAGGAGAGGATCTTATCAGGGTTAACCGGAGGAGTAGGATTCTTTGAAGGAGATCCATACCGGATAGAGGTAGGAGATCTATCCAATCCTCATAGCTTTGAAGGGTTTTTAGATTTCAGTGCAGGAGTAACTTTTATAGATAAGTGCGAGGTAGAGTGCAGCATAAAACGTGAGCAGGGAAGTGACTGGTTGAATGATGTAGCAGGAGGATTTAGTTATAGATACCTGCAGGATATAGGAGTTATTACAGATGCAGACTTTGTAGGAGTTCCATATGTCATAAATTATATACCAGATGGAGCGCAATTGCTGATCTTAGGGATCAGTACCTTTATGATGACTAAAGAGTTAGTAGAAAGTATAAAGGCTATTAGTGATAGAGTTAGTGACCTGACAGATGCAGCAGTACCGGTAGTAGGTATTAGTGCAGGAGCAGGGGCAGGAGTGGTAACAGCATATGATATAGGTAACATAATCCTCGCTGCCTTGAAGCTCATAGCTCAGGTAGCATATACTGTAGCTATTGTTTATGCATTGGTAAAATTAACGGAGCAGATCATAGATCAGTTAATGCCTGCAAAGAGATACCATAAAGCAATGCCTGTAAAGTTATTATTTACAAGAGCATTGGACCACTTAGGATTAACTCTGCAATCTACTCTACTGGATAGCATAGATACAGGATCTAACAAGTGGGTTTTGATTCCATCCAAAGGACATAGAGGAGGAGAAAAGCCTACAGCAGCAGATGCATCCTGGAGAGAAACAGGAGTACCATCACAGCAGGATGTAACAGATACATTTGCAGGAGTGGTAAGGACTTTTAAAGAGATGTTTAATGCAGATTTTCAATTACAAAATGGAGTTTTTATATTTGAAAGAAGGGATCACTTCCAAAAATCTGCAGGATATGTTATTCCTGATACCTTTATTGATCAGGATAAGCTATTTGATAGTAATGGATTTAATACAGATCAGCTAAAAAGCTCATATTCAATAAACTGGAATTTTGACAGCCAGGATATGAATACTCTTGATAATCAGGATGGCCGGGTATTCCAGGCTGTACTGAGTCCAAAGATCACTATTAATGCAAAATTAACTACCTTAACAGGACTGCAG